TATTGGATAACTATAACGAAGTTAAAATGTTAGACATGGCTGATATAGATGGTTCACAAAATGTAAGAATCATCATGAGATTTACGGGTGGCATCATTGCTACTAATGTTGGACAACAAGTAGTTCTAAACGTAACGGTATAATTATGGCTTGTAATACTATTGATGCTCGTTTAGAGCCTTGCAAAGAATACATCGGTGGTATACAAGGGATATTCCTTATACCATTCGTATGGAGTGATGTTATTACATACGCAACTACGGGTTCAAATATTGGTTCAGTTTTAACAATTAAAGATTCTGCTGCCGTATTAAAGACTGGATATTTTTGGGAATTGAAAGGTGCAAGTTCGTTTGAATATGCTCCAACATCAGATAGAAATGGAGGAACAACAATGTTTACTACCACTCTAAATGTAAATTTCAAACCATCTTCAGTTACAACTGCGATGAAAGATTTTACCGATATGATGACCTTAACACAAGGTAGATTCAGAATTGTAGTTTGGGATAGAAATGATAACTTTTGGTTAATGGGAGAGCAGTTTGGAGCAGATGCTACAACGGGAGCTGGTTCATGGGGAACTGCATTAGGAGACCCAAGGACTTATTCAGTTACATTTATTGGAGAAGAATCAGAGCCACCTAAACCATTGAATACTACAACATATGCTGGATTGAGTACAATATTTACTCCTGATAGTACACCGTCATAAACTTTTTCCATATTTATTGTACAAGTAGCCTTGCAGAGATGTAAGGCTATTTTTTTTTTAACAAAAATTAAGTTTATGGTTATATTGATATGTACATTGTACCAAATCAGATATCGTTGAGCATATATCCTTATGTTGTATTCCCAGCGACTCAAGTTAATATCAATATCATTCATAAGCAGACCAAGACAACCGTTACCTCATTGGTTAGCTATACAAGCACTAATTCACAAGTAACGATTACATTGCCATCTTTGACACCTATAAGTAATGTAGCTAATAATTTAGATGAATGCATTATACGGATATATGGAACAACGGGTATTATGTTATATGAATATATGTATCTTTGGGTAATTGATTCCGCAAACATATTGCTACATAGAAAAACTTGGACAACAACCGCTAATAACGATAATTCATGGATAACCCTATAAAAGATGGAGTAAGGATAGTTTCACTATCTACCTACTCAAGCCCAGCTATAATTGAAAAAAACAATAAGGATTGGATTGAGTATGGAGTAGACAATAATTACTATGGTCATCTTATAGATATGTATCATGGCAGCCCGACCAATAATCGTTGCATCAAAGGAATTGCAGACTTAATATATGGTAAGGGATTGGATGCCAAGCGGTCAAGCAAAAACTTAGCTGGGTATATTGAATTAAAAAAATTAATAAGCGATGACTGCATGAGGAATGTAGCCATGGACTTAAAGTTATTAGGTCAATGTGCATTTCAGATTGTAAAATCAAAAGATAAGAGTAGAATAGCGAAAGTCTACCATTTCCCGATGCAAACTATCAGACCTGAGAAGTGCAACGAAGATGGAGATATTGAGGCATACTATTATTTTTATGATTGGACTAAATTAAAAAGAACATCAACACCAAAAAGGATTGTAAACTTTGAATTAAATCCTGAGGCAGCAGAAAGTATATTGGTAGTTAAACCATATTCAACGGGTTCATTTTATTTTTCTCCCGTAGACTATCAAGGAGGAGTGCAATATGCAGAACTTGAAACTGAAATTGCCAATTACCACATCAATAACATAATGAATGGTCTTGCACCATCAATGCTTATTAACTTTAATAATGGAGAGCCACCTGAGGAAACCAAATCATTGATTGAAGCAAGTATACTTAGCAAATGGAGTGGCAGCAGTAATTCGGGTAAGGCAATAATAAGTTGGAATGATGGAGCAGATAACAAGGCAGACATAACACCAGTTCCATTGAGTGATGCCCATAACCAATATCAGTTCCTATCAACTGAATCTCAAGATAAGGTATTGGTATCCCATGGAATAACAAGTCCATTAATTTTTGGTATTAAGAATGCTGGAAATGGATTCTCAAGTAATAGCGAAGAACTAAACACATCGATGGTTCTTTTTATGAATATGGTAGTAAAGCCATTCCAAGAAATATTATGTGCAGCAGTTGACAAGATACTTATATATCAAGGAGTTTCTTTGGAACTATATTTCAAGTCCTTGAATCCATTGATTAATGAAGATGCACCTATCAGCCAAACGATGAGCAGTTCATTTCAGCGTTTCTCAGCCGACTTTTGTGAGCATGATGAGAATGCATGGCTATCCCACTTAGAAACCAAAGGAGAGAAGATAGATGAGGAGGAATGGGAACTTATAAGTGTAATGGCAGTTGAAGATGCCGAGGAGGAACTTAACCTTAATGAACACAAATTTTTTAAACGATTTGCCGAGCCTGATGCCAAGAGTGGAGATGATACGGGAATTTACAAAATAAGATACCGATATGCACCTGATAGTGCCAAATCCAATAGCAGAGTATTTTGTAAGAATATGGTAATTAATAGGACACAAGGAGTAATATACCGCAGAGAGGATATAGTTCAAATGGGAGATGCTGGAATAAATAAACAATTTGCTCCAAGTGGAGAAAGTGCCTACTCAATATGGAAATTTAAAGGTGGAGTTAATTGCCATCATTATTGGGAAAGATTGACTTTTAAGAGGAAGCAAGTAAAAGGAGCATTTGTACCATTGCAACCAAATGAGATTGGAACAACGGATAGAGATTTAGAAAACTATAAGGAAGTGCCAAATGCTACTGCTAATATCTCAGGAGTTCCTTTTTCGCCACCATCTTGGAATAAGGCTAAAACCAAACCTATCGATATGCCAAATAAAGGAGGACTTAAATAATGACCGTAAACGATATTGTATTACTCGTAACCAAGGATGATATCTATAAGTACACCCAATTAAATGGGAATGTAGACGTAGATAAAATAACTCCTTTTATTAAGGTGGCTCAAGATATTGAAGTGCAAGAATTACTTGGAACTAATTTATATCAGAAAATCTTAACGGATTTCCGATTAAATACCTTAACTGGTAACTATCAGATATTGCTAAGTCAATATGTGCAGCCAATGCTAATACATTATTCAATGGCAGACTTTCTTCAGTTCCATGGGTATGATATATCCAATGCTGGGATTGTAAGAAATAGTCCTGAGAATACTCAACTACCCGACAAGAGTGAAATTGATACTATTGTAAACCGACAAAGGAAAATTGCGGAGACTTACCGTCATCGATTGATTTCATATTTGACTTATTATCCGCAGTATTTCCCCGAGTATACATCTAACCAAGCATCAGGAGAATATCCAAGTACAAACCCAAATAATTATTGTGGATGGAACATTTAAAGAAAACCTATAAACCAAAGGCAGACAAATTAATTAAATTGCAAACTTTTTATACATTATTGAAAAATGAAAAACCGAGAAATAACGAAAATCATTGTCCATTATTCCGACAAGCAGCCAATAAGTAAATACCATTACCTAATCGATTCCGATGGCTTAATTGAGAATATAACTATGGTAGTAACACCAACTGGAGAATTTGATGCAGTTTATGTATGCATTCCACAAGAAACACCAAAAGCAAATAAAAGCCTTGAGGACATTTTAAAGCGATTTGAGGGCATAGAAGTAATACTCCCTATAAAGACTATTAAAAAACAAAAAGAATCCAAAGCAAGTGATGAGGATTAGTTTTATAGCCATATTAATACTATTAACGGGATGCTCTGCAAATTGGCACATGAAACGAGCCATTGCTAAGAATCCATCCATTGTAGATAGTTCATTGGTTGTAAAATTTGACACGACTATTATTACTCAATCAGTAGAGTATCGGGATACATTTGTTACTAAATCTATTGATACAATTGTCATCAATAATGGCAAATCAACCACTAAGATAATAAGGCATCATGATACCATCCGAGTTGACCAAATAATAAGAGGAGATACGATAGTTATCAATAAGGAAATAAGAGTGCC